GCAAGACCCGACAAGGGTAACGCCTAAAATGGTGGATGAATTCTGGAAATCTAATATCAGTCCTAAGCGGCTCTCCCACCAAGGTTAAACGAGTACGAGGATAGCGGAATAGATAAACGATAAAGAAATAAATATATGCCTAATTATTCAGACATACGATTAGCCATCCCTGTCAGCAAGCCTCTTCCTAGAAGGCAACTGGCAGGAATTATCCGTGAGTTCAAAAGGAAGCATCTTACATTCGGACTTTTGCAAGGACGGTGGGTTAACGGGAAACACGTTGAGGATACCAGGGTTTTTGAAGTTTGGCGTGAACCGGAATCTTCTTCAGAGCGTAACGGCATCGCATTAAAAAAGCATCCGTCGTTAAGGAGTTTCTCTGTTGTGTGGGATCATGGCATTCTGTTAGAGACTACTTGTGCGCATAACGTGGTTATAATGGGGGTGAAACGTGGACCTAAGAGGAATAAACTGGACAACTGATGTAGTAGAGTCATGGCCGAGAAAGTGGCGTATTGAAAATGCAAAGGAAATGGGGCGCAGGAGTCGTGGGCGTTATTTAGATGAAGTCGCTCCGATGGTGTTTATAGATGTCTACTGGAGAAAGTATCAAGCGGATACCGAGGAGAGCCGGCGAAACAGAGATAAAAAAGCGAGGAGATTTCCCCGCTTATCAAGAACGAAAACTCGTCTTATGTAATGAAAAGACTATCCACGGCGCGGAGCAGACCGCCCTTATAGAGTTTCTCGGTGAAGGATGGGAGCCGGAACAGCCGAAGGAAGCAGTAAAGTTAGGACCATCTTGTCTCCTGGGTGAGGGAGACGCCTCTAGATTCGATGTGGGAACCTTCGATGACAAACATGGTTCTCACGATGAGGCTATGAACTGGATTGCCAAAAATATCGGCGTTACTGATGTAAAGCAACTTACTGAATATCCACCGTCAAGAGAAGCCCTAGTCTTTCTGAACATGGTTAATGCTGGGGCTTTGCCAGAGAAAGATTTCTTCACGGCATGGACCCGGTTCAAAGGGAATGGCAAAGGCAATGCACAAGAAGATCAATCGAGTAGTAGAACAATACTGGACCTCATTGCAAACATTGAAGAGACGAGTTCCAGCACCATACATTCATTTAGTCCCGAAAGATCCTCGAAAGAACTTGATATTCCGCCGCCGATTGATTGAGATGGCTAAGAATGATAGGCAGTATGGGCAAGCACTCTGGAAGATGTGCGCGGAAGACCCTTTGTTCTTTATCAACACATTCGTTTACACGTATGATCCACGGAAAAGCACCTGCCCAGTAGTCCCATTCATTACCTATCCATTCCAAGACATTGCCATCCTTGAACTTATAAACGCTATTGGGGACCATGACCTTCTTGCAGAGAAAAGCCGTGATATGGGCGCTACATGGTGCTTCCTGTATGGCATAACGTGGTTTTTCCTGTTCAAAAATATGCAGACGTTTCTCGCCGTATCACGTAAAGAGGATTTGGTGGACAAAACGCAGGACCCTGATTGTCTGTTTTGGAAGATCGACTTCATGATAGAGAATCTTCCTTGGTTTATAAAGCCGCCACGTACACGCAATAAGTTACATATGTTCAACGAGAACAACGGTTCGACTATAGATGGGTCATCAACCACAGGAGACGTAGGGCGCGGTGGACGTAGAACTGCTGTCTTCCTGGACGAGTTCGCTTCTGTAGAGGAAGGCCATGCTGTATTAAAGGCTACCCGTGATATGACTACCTGCCGGCTGTTTAACTCTACCCCCAAGGGAACGAATAATGCGTTCTACGACATGACGCAGACGGATATACTTAAATTGCGTTTTCATTGGACAGAACATCCAGAGAAATCTGCTGGATTATATACTTCTGGAGATGACGACCAATTAGAGATAATTGATTCCGAATATTGGCGTTTTAAGAAAAAAAGTGACTTTGATTTCATCCGTGACGGGAATTTACGCTCGCCTTGGTATGACTTGCAATGCTCTCGTGCGGCTCATCCTATGGAAATAGCCCAGGAATTAGATATTGATTATTTAGGATCAGCGTTTCAATTCTTTGACCCAGGCATCATTGATGGGTGCATCAAGAAGGACTCGCGTCCGGCTTTCCATATCGGGGAATTATCCTTCGATGAATCTCTTGAACCAACGGAGTTCATCTCGTTTATGTAGATAGGTACTTGTTTTTTGTTAGATTACTGGTTCAATGAGGGTTAAGGCTTTAATATGAGAAGGCAAAAGCATGGAAGACTTAGTCTCTGGGTGCATGTTGGAAGTGATGGAAAACCGCCTGACGGATCGTATACAATTGGCGGAGACATATCTCAGGGAACAGGCGCGTCAAACTCTGTCCTGTCCATTGTTAACAATCGAACCAAGGAAAAGGTAGGAGAGTTCGTCTCCGCCCATATACGACCCGACGAATTTGCGAAGTACGCCGTCGCGCTATCAAAATGGTTCCATAACGCCTTCCTTATTTGGGAAGCAAACGGACCCGGAAGAATCTTCGGAGACGTGGTTATCAAGAGTCACTATGCCTTTATCTTTTGGAGAGATAAGGACGAACGCAAGATTGGCAAAGAGAAGTCAGATATACCCGGATGGTTTTCTACAGGAGAGAACAAGACCTCATTCCTCGGTGCATATAGAAAAGCCCTGGCCGAAGGCGAGTTTATTAATAGAAGCAAGCAGGCTCTCAGGGAATGTCTCGAATACATATTCCTTCCTAACGGGACTGTTGCGCATTCAGCGAGTACGCGCGATGAAGACCCTTCTGGAGCAAGAGAAAGCCACGGCGATAGAGCAATCGCAGACGCCTTAGCATTAAAGGGTTGCGAACGTGGGGCATTAGACAAAACTCCTGAGAGGGTAGCAAAAGTTGGATCATTGATATATCGACGGCAGCATAGGGCAAGGCGTCTTGCCCAAAAATCTACTTTCTGGTAATAGCATGACGAACGTTGCAACTCCTGATAAGAAATTCGAAAGACTAGAGACAGCCGTTACTATTGCCCGTAGAAGCCTTAACGTTCACCGGCAGACTAGGAACAAACGGCTTGCGGCTTGGCTCGGAACACATTACTCCGATAGAGGCGCTGAAAGACGCACCCCTATAAACTTACTGCAAATGGCGTCAGGCATCTACTTGCGTCAACTGGCTGGCGGTAACCCTCGCGTCATGGTAAATACTGAGGTTCAAGCCTTACAGCCTGCTGCTGATGACCTACGACTTGCCGGCGATGTACTCCTCAATCAAATAAATTTCATAGATACTATAAGACGTGTTGTAATGGAAGGATTTTTCGGTGCTGGGATAATTAAAACTGGTATCAATGCCTCTAAATCTGTAGAGATTGGGGGATATTTACACGATGTTGGACAACCTTTCGCTGATCCTGTTAGTTTGGATAATTTCGTATTTGATGTAACAGCAAAGAGATGGGAACAAGTTACCTTTGCGGGAGATTATTACCGAGTCCCATTGTCTCAGGTCAAGGAGAGCGATCTCCCTGGAGGCAAGAAGAAAGTCATTAAAGAACTGCAACCTAATGAAAAAAGGTACATTATAGAAGAAGGCGGAGACGAATCCACGGAAGTCTTGGGCGGATTTGAGTCTGCTGCACAGGAAGAGTATATCGACCATGTTGAACTGCTTGATTTATGGCTACCAATTGAGAACATGTTTATCACCGTGGCTGTTGGAGGAAATAGTTGGAAAGTGATACGAGAGATTGAATGGGAAGGCCCTGAAGGCGGCCCGTATGACATGCTTTCCCTACAAGAAGTCCCGGACAACATACTACCGATGCCCCCGGCTGCTGCCTGGGAGGATATGCACAACCTTTGTAATTCAATATTAAACAAACTTGGCGATCAAGCCGACCGCATGAAGAACGTTGCCGTTTTCCCACGAGGCGCGGAAGGTGATGCAGACGCGATAACAAATACGCCTGACGGTGGAGTGGTTGAAATGGACTCTCCTAACTCTGCCAAAGAGATGCGCTGGGGTGGACCGGATCAGATGTTGATGGCGATGTTTATCCAAGTAAAGGATATCTTTTCTTGGAGCGCAGGAAACCTTGACACATTAGGCGGATTGTCCCCTATGGCGGATACTCTGGGGCAAGAATCAATACTTGATTCAAACTCATCGAAGATGATTGATGATATGCGCGATCGTACAGTAGGATTCACGCAGAAAGTTGTCAAGAAATTGTTATGGTGGATGTGGACCGATCCGCTAATCAGTCTACCAATAACAAAACGAGTTGAAGGCACAAACGCAACGATATCATCATCTTTTGACGCATCTAGCAGAGAGGGCGACCTCCTCGATTACAGCATAGAAATAAATCCTTATTCTTTCCGATACAGAACTCCTGCCGGTCAATTACAAAAACTAAGAACAATAACACAAGAAATGATTCTCCCTCTATATCCATTAATGGAAGCAAAGGGAATCACGTTCAAACTTGATGAATATTTCAAAAAAGTAGCAGATTATTCAGATCTTCCAGAACTGGCAGATTTGATTGAGTATATGGACCCTGCCATGGAACAAGAAAACCAGAAACAGCCTGTAAGCGAAGGCAGCGACAAGCCTGCAATAACCTCAAGAACCAATACGAGAATTAGTCAATCAACTGGAGGAACTAGAACCGGACGTGATACGGCTATGTTCCAGCAACTAGTAGGCGGTTCGCCACAAACTTCGGCGAATCCTAATAAAGGATAATTATGGAAGCCAAGATGGCAGGAATATTTTTACCGTATATACAAGCCGGGTTCGCTGGATTCTCATTGATATTACTGGCTTTAGTGTTCTGGATGGTAAAGAAATTATTAGAAGTGATTGGCAACAACAATAAGGTGATAACAAGCAACACTGATACTATCAATACTCTGATAACTCAGTCAAGAGACGAAATGGGAGTTTTGACAAAAATCAATGATCGTCTCTTGCTAAGGCCATGTATGCTTCCTGAAGAGAGAAGGAGTGCTGTAAGATGAGATATAATATGTTGTTAGGTTTCATATTAACGTCTGCCTTTGTCCTGATGTCTGGTTGTGCCGGTATGATGGGAACAAGGACTAATTACGTCCGCATGGAAGCCGATAATATTGATGCTGAACTGTCTGGCGGATATATAAACGGACGGATCAACGCAGAGAATTTCAGGTTTATTTCTGCTCCTGGCAAAGCCAAAAGCGCCACTGGAGCAGAAGAGATATTTGAAATAAACGAGAATTTCTATCCAATGACAGAGCCG